TCTTTAATATAATTCTGAATAGACAAAAAGTTATTTACAGACAACAATTCTGGATTGACTTTCACATAGAAAAATATTCCTTTGCCTCCTACTGATTTTCCCAGCATTGCAATTTTTTCAGAATATTTAGGAGATAAAAGAAGTTTCTTCTGTTGTTCAATATCCCCTTTATCAATATCAAAAAACATATAACCAGAAAACTTTTTAAAATGTTCTGTGTCCGCATATCCATCAAAAGTTCCATGCGGTTTTACACAAGGAAGCTTTAATTTAATTTCAGTGTATTCTTCTGTTCCCTTCACCAAGGAATGCAGTTGGAGAATTTTTTCTTTATGCGGATTATTTTCGATTAAAGATTTTAAAGTCGAAATAGATATTTCTTCTGTTACTTTAGGCGCTTTCCCACAACCATTTTCAAGTATGCTAAACATTTGTATTTTTTTTATTCAGTAAGAAACCCCGAAAAGATATTGGGAGTATCTAATCAGGGTTCTTTGAACTTTTTACGGTTCCAAATTCTTTTATTCATTCTCCCAAAATGAATTGTTGTCTATACTTATTAAATATGGAAAAATTTTCCGTTTTTATTTTTGTCGAAGCAGGCATAAACAATGGTATTGTTTTACACCACACCATGCAAATAATTGAATGTTTTTGAAAAAATATTCTCAATCGTCGTCTTCAAGCGTTCCATCTGGTTGGATGCGCAGGCCATCTGCTATGTAAACAAAACAATCTTCGGACATAGATCGCTTCCCAGTGTAATAACTGATGAACAGTGAGTGGCAATCTTTTCTCTCCCAAAGTTTCCCTTTGAACCAAATTGGATAGATTTTTTTATCAGCGTTTATAATTTTTGTTTTCATTTTATTTTCTTCTAAATAAAAAAAGCCCCCGAACTAAAAAGAAAGGGGGGTTCAAAAAAAATACAAGTTTTAAATGGATTCTACTAAAAGAATCAGTTGCGGGAGATGGATTTGCGCCACCGTCTCTGGGAAATGAACCCAGTGAGATACTACTTCTCTATCCCGCCATTTTATATTAAATATGCATTTATTTTTTTCTCCTTCTTCACAATCAATTTAAATAAGAAGCTGGTGGAAGGCAAAAAATCCGACAGTTTTCTTTCTTCAATTTTTCGTTTTGTAACATTCCCATCTCTTTTTATTTGCGAAGTAAGAATTTTGCAGTATTAAAAATTTTAAACTTAAAAAATTATGGAAATGGAAAATGAAAAAACGGAAATACATTGGGATGAAGAACAGCCAAACGTTGAAGAAGAAATATACCAAAGGTTATGGTTTCTGGCGGGAGATATGGGATTAGTAACTGACGAAATACGTTCATTGATGCAAGATGCTGAAGAAAATGGAATAGAAATACCGAAAGACCTTTTGAAAGAAATGGAAAGTTTTATTTCTCCGTTGGATGCTTTTGAACAGCGAGTTCGTTACACACCCGAAGGGAATTTTAGATCTCTTTATGAAGTGAATTTTGATTTAAAAACAATTTAAATTTTAACACAAAAAAAATAAAAACAATGAAAATGAAACATGAAAAAATGGACTTTGGAGACCTAACATTTGAACAGATTTACCAAGGGTTTGCGAAACAGGTTTTAGCAATTTACCAAGCAGATTATTTGCAGCAGAACTTTGAACTTTTCCCCACAATCGACCAATCGGAAGTGCAAAGAGAGAAGGCGTGTTCTGTATATGATGCTGGATTATTCTTTAAGCAAATACAAAAAATTGGAATTCCCGAACATTTGCTTTCACTGCACCTGCAACCGCAAATTGAAAATAATATTTCAAACCTTTAAACCGTAAAAAAATGAACCAATACAATGAACAAGGCGAAAAAGAAGGACAATGGGAAATATATTATCCTTCAGGAAAATTACGTGGAAAGGCTGGTTATAAAGACGGCAAGTTTCATGGAAAAGTTACCCTTTTCCATGAAAATGGCAAAGTTGAAGCCAGGCAAAATTATAAGGACGGAGAATGTAACGGCGTATTCGAAACCTATTTTAAAAGTGGGAAAATATCAGAGAGAATATTTTTAAAAAATGGAGAAGTTGATTTTGACCCTACAGCGTTGTCAATGCTTACTGCATTACTTTTTGAAAAATACAGTGGTAGAAGCGTAGATGTAAATTTTTAGGTTTTTTTAATGATTAGTGTTCACAAAGCCCCTTCATTGGGGCTTTTTTTTGTCCGTAATATTTAAAAAAGAAATGAAAGACGAACTTAAAAAATTATTCCCCCGCCTGCAGGCATTAGAAGCCTTATTAGATAAGCAGGAAGAAGCAAACCAAAAGTTGATTGCTTCCCTAAAAACCTGTTCAAAAAAAATCGACCATTATTTCAGGTAACCTAAAAATTAACTCACGTTTTTTTTCTGCCATTATTTAAAAAAGTAAACAAATAAATGGGAAACAATTTTAAGAACGATTTAGCAGAAGCAAACGAATTGGAAAACAAACTGGCAGAAATTTTAAGAACGAAATATAAAATGGAAAACGTAACCACTTCTTCTTCAATTATAGACGGAAGTTTTTCGGATTATGATGTGAAAGGAGATCAAGATGGTGTTGAAATTTCTTTTGAAGTAAAGCAGGACAAACTGGTATCAACAACCGGAAATATAGCAGTCGAAACACATAGAATCTTAGCAGATGGAACAAAAAGAGATACATGCATCAGTGTTTCTAAGGCCGATGCTTTCGTGTATTATTTCAACTCAACCTTCTATGCAATCAACACAGCAAAGTTGAAGGAACTAACGGAAAATAAGCCCGTGGTTAATGGTGGCGATGGAATGAGAAGCAGATGTGCGCTGATTAAGAAAGAAGAATTTTTGAAGCATGCAACTAAAATTTAAAAATGGAAGAAATAAAATATGGAAAAGGGATGAACCCCAACAGCAAAAAAAACCTAAAACCTTTTGAGAAAGGCAATCAAATAAGCAAAGGTCATGGTCGCCCGAAGGGTGCTGAATCTTCATCAACCCGATTAAAAAGATTGCTGGGTGTTATTCAATACACAGAAAATCCATTGACAGGACGCTTTGAAAACTTATCTATCGCTGAACAAATGGACTTGGCAATTGCAATCAAAGCACTGAATGGTGATGTAAAATCTTATGCCGAATTGTTAGACAGATTTGAAGGAAAAGCAACCCAAAAAATCCAACAGGAAACAACTTTAAAAAGTGTTGTCATTGATACTACAGGTGATGGTGAAACTATAGAAATCAACCCTAACAAAGACGATAAGGAAGATGAAGAAAATCAATATTTCTTGGAAAATGAAAAAGACGACGAAGACGAAAACTAATTAATGCATGAGGAAGAAACTAAAGTTTTAAGTTTTACAAAAAAGCAAGCAGAAGCAAAAAGAATTGCAGATCAAAATACCATAACACTTTTTGGTGGTGCAATCAGGGGCGGAAAAACCTACTGGTTAGTTTTGATGTTCTGGGTTCTTGCAAAAAAATATCCAAAAAGCAGATGGGTTATAATCCGTGCTTCTGTACCCACTTTAAATTCTACCACCCTTGTAACATTTCAATCCCTATTAGATTATGGTTTGCAACAAGACGTAAAGAACTGGAATTCACAAACTAAAACTTGCACTTTATATAACGGTTCCCAAATCATTTTCATGGCAGAATCTTGGGACACTGATAAGGAGTTAAACCGTTTTCGTGGATTAGAAATCAACGGCGGCGGGATGGATGAAATTAACGAGTGCCAAATGGAAACGTTTAATAAACTAATTGAACGTGCTGGTTCGTGGAACAATTCCCCAGGATGTCCAATAAAGATTCTTGCAACCTGCAACCCAACGCAGAATTGGGTGAAAGAAAAATTTTATGATAAATGGAAAACAAACACTTTACCGAAAGGTTGGGCGTATGTTCCTGCAAAAATTGAAGATAATCCGCACCTGTCAGAAGATTATTTAGAATCACTAAGACTGCTGCCCTTATATCAATATAAAATTTTCGTAGAAGGAGAATGGGAACTGCAGATGCAAACTGGTGGTGAATTTTATAAGTGCTTTAATCTGGATAAGCATGTGAAGGACGTAAAATATAATCCATCCCTTCCACTTCATATTTCTTTCGATGAAAACGTAAATCCATACTTACCTGTTGGCATATTTCAAATTGAAGGAAAAGAATTGAAAATGATAGATGAAATAGCTGGTTACACGCCTAACAACACTGTAAAAGGAGTTTGCGAAGAATTTTCCAACAGGTATAAAAATCATGAAGCCGGATTATTTATTTACGGTGATGCCACTTCACAAAAAGCAGATACAAAATTGGAACAGGGATATAATTTTTTCAGCATTATTAAAGATTGCCTGAAAGAATATAATCCCACTTTAAGGGTTATGAAAAGCAATCCATCTGTTGTCATGCGTGGCAACTGGATCAATACTGTATTAGAAAAAAATAGAGATGGACTAAAAATAATCATTGGAGAAAATTGTAAAAAAGCAATCAATGATTTTATCAATTTAAAAGAAGCAGCCGACGGAACGAAGCATAAAGAAACCGGTGTTGACCCAGTGACAAAGGTTCGTTCACAGAAAGTAGGACACTTTACAGACTTATTTGATTATTTAATCTGTTATGCATTTCAAAGTGAATTTTTTACCTATCAAAAAGGCGGAAGTCGTTTCAACATAACCGTTGGAAAAAATCCCCCAAGCAAATATTCTTATTAGTGAATATTTAAAAAAATAAATGTCTTATCTAATAGCCGCAGACTATAAAAAACAAATCCAAAGCGATAACCTGAATCAGATTATTGGAAACGATACTACCATCCAAACTGCTGCTGAATTAACAGCAATTGAAGAAGCACAATCCTATCTGGTTCAGAAATATGATTTAGCAAATGAATTTCAATCACTGCTACCCTTCAATAGCGCCAGCATTTATAAAGCAAACAACAGAGTTTACATTAATACAGCACCTTACACAATTTATTATGCTAAATATCCATTCCCTGTTTTTGATTATAGCACACAGTATTCTGTAGGAGATCAAGTTTTCTGGAATGATAAAACTTATTCTTGTTTAATAGCAACACAGCCATTAGGACAGGATACAGCACTTCAGTATAGAACCTATCAGAATATTCCGCTATTAAATACAGCACCTGATAATATCAACACAGGAAATCTTTATTGGAAGTATTTAAGTGATTATTCAGTGCCAGCAAATTCAACTATAACAGACACTAATTATTGGACAGAAGGCGATAACAGATCGCAGCAACTGGTAACATTTATTTTGGATATAGCACTTTATCATTTACACAGTAGAATATCTCCGAGAAACATTCCTGATTTGAGAGTTAAGCGTTACGACGATGCAAAAAGTTGGCTGAAAGCGGTAGGCAAAGGAGATATAACTGCCAATCTTCCACTTTTAAAACCAACACAAGGAAGCCGTATCAGATACGGTGGGAATGTTAAACAAATTAATTCCTATTAAAATAGAAAAATATGAATGCCTAAGAAAAATAATAGAGTAGCAAAGAACCTGATGAATTTCAATACTTCTACTTTTAATAAAGACCCAAAAGACGTTGCAAAAAATTTAAAAAATTATATATCCCCTGTTCAATTAACCAGATTAAGACAGGACGTTGCATCATGGAGAGATGCGATTGCAGAAGCTGAGAAAGCATATTATCCCTTCAGAGTTAAGATGCAACGGATATACATCGATACTGTTCTTAATGGGCACTGCTTTTCATTAATGGAAAGAAGGAAAGATTTAACCCTTCTAAGGAACTATAAAATATGTGATAAAGATGGAGTTGAAGCACCTGAATTAACAGCACAACTTCAAGCACAATATTGGTTTAATGACTTTATAAGCTATTGCTTAGATGCAATCTTCTTTGGTTATTCCTTGATTTCATTAGGTGATATAGTTAACGATGAAATGCAGGAATCTACTATTATTCCACGCTGGTTTATATCACCAGATAGGCATGAAGTAGGAAGTTATATTTATGCTTCATCAGGAAAAGATTTTAGAGAAGAACCACAAGCAGATTGGCATGTGTACGTGAAAACAAAAAGTGATAATGGTGTTTCACCTTGTGGTTATGGATTGCTGTATCAAATCGCCTTATACGAAATAGTATTAAGAAACACTTTAGGTTTTAATGCAGATTTTGCTGAAATGTATGCCATGCCTTACAGGGTAGGAAAAACAACAAAAACAAGTGAAGCAGAAAGGGCGCAATTAGAAGCAGCAATAAAGAACATGGGGAGTGCAGGTTATGCACTCATTGACTCAACAGATGATATTCAATTCTTAGAAGCTTCAATTGCAGGAACAGGTTATCATGCCTACGAATCATTAGAAGCACGTTGCCAAAAAATAGTTTCTAAAATAATTCTTGGTCATGCAGATGCAGTTGATTCAACCCCAGGAAAATTAGGTTCAGGACAAGGTTCAAAAGATGGAACAAAACAAGATGGAAGTCCTGTTGCAATGGCATTAGCAGATAAGCAATCAAGAGATGCAAGATTTATCGAACCAATTATCAACAACCTTCTGCTTCCAAAATTAAAAGCAATTGGTTTTAAAGGAATCAATATCCCAGATGGTTATCATTTTGAATATACCAATGACAGTGAAGACGAAGAATTTAGAAAGAGAGAAGACGATTCTAATCTTCAAACAGCAATGATTGCCCAAACCATGAAGAATGCAGGGTTGCAGATGGACAGCAAATATTTTGAAGAAAGAACTGGAATTCCAGCAACTGTATCAACAGAAAAACCTATGCCTGTTTTCAACAATAAAATCAAAAATAAATTGGACGAATTATATAGATAAATGAATTTTTCTGCTGCACAAATAAAAGATTTAATCAAAAAGATTTATGAGGGAAAGATAACAGAAAATGACCTTCCAGAAGACCTTTATTTTGCCGTTGCTAACTTTTTAAAAACGGGAGTTTATCAAGGATTTGGAATCACTTTCAATCAATTGACGAAAGAAATAAACCAAAAAATCGCTTCTGATTTTGATACTTCTGATTTGGATTTATTATCAGAATTAAGAGAGAATATTTATATGTTTTCTGCTGCAAAAACTTTTCAGCAGGTCAAAGATATGACCAGCAAATTAGTTGATGAAAATGGCACTGTAAGAAGCTTTAATGTATTTAAAAAAGATGCCACTGATATTTTTGGAACCTATAACAAAGACTGGTTAAAATCGGAACATACAACTGCAATAGGTCAAGCACAATCAGCAGTGAAATGGAATTCAATTGAAAAACAAAAAGATATTCTTCCCTATTTAGTTTATGATACCATAGGTGATGCCTGCGATATATGTGAACCGTTGGATGGATTAACAGCAAAGGTAGATGACCCAGTTTGGGATGAAATAATGCCGCTAAATCATTTCAACTGTAAATGTATAGTTCAACAGTCAGCAGACGCTGAATTAACAACAGATAATGAAAAAGAATCCGCCTTCAATAAAGCAACAAAAAATATGAATGATGTTTTTAAAATGAATGCTGGAAAAGATGGAATTGTCTTCAACAAAGACCATCCTTATTTTTCAGTACCCAAGGCAGATAAAGAATTCGCAAAAAATAATTTCAATTTATCAATACCAAAAAAAGATTAAAATATGAATGATACAAACAAAAAAACAGCCATTTGATTGGTCAAATTATGATAGGACATATAATAACAGTATTGACCTTGTGGCGCAGGCAGTAGGATGGGCAAGAAAAAACAATAAGCCCCTTAAAGCAATAATTCTAAAACCAACTTCTTATGATTTATTCAAAGCAGGAATTAATGTATTAGCGAAAGCAGAAATAGACCCAAATACAGAATTATACTTTGATGGAGTGTTGATTAAGCGTGGTGGTAGCAAACAATTTGAATCATTAATCTGTGAATACTATTAATGAACAAATTTGATTTTGATAAAGTTTTAAAATCTGCTGAAAAATTAAAAGAAGACCTTCCAATTCTTCTTGCAAATCAAGCACAAGTATTTTTTACAGAAAGTTTTACCAATCAAAGTTGGGATGGAAAGCCTTGGAAAGAAGTGCAAAGAAGAATTCCAGATACACCTGAATATAAATATCCAAAATTTAAAGGATTAAAAAGAAGAACTGACCCAATATTAGTGCGTACAGGAAATTTAAGACGTGCTGTTTCAGATTCAGTAAGGACAGGCCATGTAAGTTTTGAAGAAATAAAACTGGTAGTTCCTATTGAATATGCAAGTTTTTTAAATAAAGGAACACCCAACAATTCCCAAAGAGAATTTATAGGTGACAGTCCGATTTTAAAAAGAAAACAAATCCAACTTATACAAAACAAGATGGCTTCAATATTTAAAAATTAGAATGGCAGGAATAAGCGCACCAATAAAAGATTTACTGACTAAACTTTCAACCCTTACTGTAAATAATGGTGATGGAAATTCTGTTCCATTATACGCAAGAATCTGGAACAATCAAATAAGAGATACTGAACACGGAAAAATTTATGATTATCCAAAGCCATGTGTTTTTTTAGAAATAATAAATGAAGCAAAGTATGAAGAAATTGGTTGTGGATTCCAATCATGTGATTTAGGAATCCGTTGTCATTTGGTTCATGAATTTTATAATCAAGATGGAACGTTTGAACAAGATTTGTCCATATTTGATTTAAGAGATAGTTTGGTTTCCCTGCTTAGTTTTTATACACCAACAGCATGTGGGCCCATGATAAGAACAGGTGAATCACAAGATTACAGTCACTCAAATCTTTACCATTATATAGTTGATTTTATAACCAATTTCACTGACAGCAAAGGGAGTGCTTATGATGCTGCATCTGGAAAATATATTTATACAACACCACCAACACAATTGGAATTAATAGTAACCTAAAATAATTAATGGCAAGACCCATCTTACAAATACAACAACAAATTTTAGATTCAATTGCAGCAGACGCTACATTAGGAACAACTTTAACTTCTACTTCAAAAAGGGCGATTTATAGATTATTTGCCTTCATAGTTGCTACTGCAATTAATATTTTGGAACAGTTGATGGATGTATTTACAACCAATGTAGAAACGATTGCAGCAACAGCATCACCAGCAACACCTTCATGGTTACAGGCACAGGTGTTTAAATTTCAGTATTCAGCTACTGTACCACAAACCATCCAACTAACCAATTTTGCACCAGCTTATCCAGTTGTAGATACCACATTGCAAATTATTACAAGGTGCAGTGTAACTACAACAGTTGCAGGACAAGTGCAAGTAAAAGTTGCAAAAGGAACAACACCAACAGCATTAGCATCAGCAGAATTAACAGCACTTCAAGCATACATTAATCCCCCTTATGGAATAGGAATAGCAGGAATAACTTACAACATAACAAGTGGCAATTCAGATAAACTTTATGTTCAAGCAAATATTTATTACAGTGGTGAATTTTCTTCTGTTATATCTGCAAACGTTATAACTGCAATCAATACATATTTATCAGCATTGCCTTTCAATGGTAAAGTAAAATTATCAGATTTAGAATTAGCAATCAGGGAAGTAACAGGAGTGAATGATGTTTTATTAACCAACGTTTCTGCAAGACCTGATTCAGTTGCTTTTGGAAGTGGAACATATTTAATTCAAGATCAGAAAACCATATCAAGAATATGGAATACAATAAGCGGATATATCGTTCCAGAAACCACGACAGGACAGGACCTTTCATCCACTTTAACTTTTATAGCAGAATAATTAATGGCAAGTATTTACGATATAACTTTTTCCAAGTTCGGACTCCAAATGTTACCGCCTGATAAGCGTAACAAAAATACTACTGCTTATCTTTCTTCTTTATTGAAGCCTTTACAATGGGTTCGTGATTTATGGTTTAGCGAATATAACACAGGAACAACCGCTGCTGCATTTAGCACTGCAGCACCTTATGCAAAATATGATAGGGTTCTTTACAATAAATCTGTTTATGAATCTTTAATTGATAATAATACAGATGTTCCAACGACTTCAAACTGGTTTTTAGTTCAAAAAATTTCATTGGATTAAGCGAAAGGATTTTATATAATGGACAATGTTTGGTTCTAACCTATGCTTTGAATAAATGGTTTGGAACTTCTTTCTTTCAACCACCAGTACAATCAGATATTTATATTACCAATGATGCAATTGCTACACCTGCTTTTTTGGTTGGACAAAACGAATCTAATAGTTCAAAAATATCCACAACTGGAAGCACTGAATTTATTGGAACAACAGTCACTTATTCAGCACAGGTAAATTTTACAATTCACGTTCCTGTAGCAGTTTATAATGCATTAGATACAACGGGAATTAACAATGATAAAATCTTTAGAAATTTTGTTGACCAATATGTTCCCGCTGGAATTTTATACGCAATTCAAACTTATTAGTTCAATATTTAAAATAAAAAATGAAAAAACTTGATTTAAGCAGTGTCTCAATTAGCAACGAATTTCCAGTAAAAGAAGGCACATTAGATTTTTTACAATTAGCATATCAAGAAGCAATTACTGCAATCGGAAATAATCTTATAGGGAACAAATCAATGGCAAATGTTGGTTACATTCTTTATGGGTGTGTCAATACAGGAAGCGGATTAAATTATATAATCAGTGCCGGCGCCATTTATTACAATGGTGAAGTTTATTTAGTTCCTGCAACAACTTTTACTGCTTCATCTGGAAATGTAGCAATTGCAAATGTTGGAATAAGTCAATATACCACAAATGCAGACCCTGTAACTTTTACAGACGGTGTTTCAAGAAACGTTCATAATATCAGATCAATAAATTTTACAGCCGGGACGAGTGGTTCAGGTATTTTTGATTTAACCGATTTAAAACAAACAGTAATCGGATTAAAAAACGATGTTGAAGCTACACTTGGTTCAACTTATAATGCAACATTTGAACAAAATAAAGCTGTTTTCTTCACTTCGGCAACTGTTAATGTAGCTATTAATTTTGATTTTACCGATGCAGTTCCTGGTACTGTTTTAAGAATGAAGTGGACTTTTGGTGCCGGTTTGACCTTAACAATTAATACACCTGCAAATTCAACAATAATAAGGGATTCAGGTAATCTTGCGGCAGTAGCTTCAGCAAATAATCTTTTGTATTTTATTTATTTGGGCAAAAACGAAATAGGTTATGATGAAGTTTCCTACACACTTAAACAGTATTAAATTATGAATGATAGACAGATATTATTTTTCTTTAGACCCTGAAGGTACATCTGGAACGCCTACAATTTTCGCGGGAGAAACTTCTATTACAGGTAACCCATCATATTATCAAAGTACAATTAATTTAACCGGTGCAGTCGGTGCGAGTGTATCAATTCAGGTAAACATTACAAACGATAATGACGCAGGAGAGGTCTTAGTAAATGGTGTACAGATTTTCAATAATAATACATTCACTATTGTTCTTGATGGTTCTGGTAATGGCAACTTTATTGGAAAGATACAAGGTGATGCTGGTAACACAGGTACAGCCACGTTGGCGAAATTTAGTATTCAAAGCGTGACTGCTGGACAGATTGGAAGCCCATCTACAATTCAAATATCAAAAGCATTTTAAAAATAGTAAAGATTGAAAAACAGCAAGGAAATTTTGAAGTGATAAATATTTCCACTACTACCAAAACACATAACAAATTGTCTTGCTAACTGCTTTTTTCCATTTTTTATTTTCTACAATATTTAAAATTAGAATAAACGTATCAACTTAAAAAGATGCTGCATCAATTGTATTGATGCCTATATGAATGAAATTTTTATATGCCACAAATATAAATTCCGATGAACCAATAATGTTGCTTAATAAGCACATTGGTATGGATTCAGAAGATGGAATGGGAATAGATGGAAGCATTTTTCAAGCAGAATTATTGGCGTTGGATGAGATGGGTAAAAAAAGAATCCAGATATGGATAAATAGTGTAGGCGGGTCAGTGATGGATGGATATAATATCAGCAACGCAATTTTAAAAAGCAAAACAAGAGTAGATACATATTGTGTAGGAATGGCAGCTTCAATAGCAGCAGTCATTTTTCAAACAGGTAGAAAAAGAATTATGGCAGATTATTCAATCTTAATGTACCATAATCCTTATACCCAATCTGAAAACGGACAAACAACAACAGATAGCCCTTTATTACAATCAATGAAAGAATCATTGAATAAAATTATATCACAACGGTCAGGGATGAACGCAGTTGAAGTTTCACAAATGTTAGATAGAACATCTTTTATCCAAGCAGACGAAGCAATGAAATTAGGTCTATGTGATGAAGTTGAAGAAACTGAATTATTGAATACCAAAAACCTTCCTAAAAATGATTGCAAACTTTTTTATGCAGAAGCTAATAAAGTTTTAAACAAGTTAATATTTAAAAAAGAAAAAATGACAAAAGTCACAAATAAACTTTCTCTAACAGAAGATGCAAATGAAGATAGCATCCTGAAAGCCATTGATGAAGTGGTTAATAAAGCGGTTGAAGACGCCACTGCTGTTCTTTCTAAAAAATCAAAAAACGAATTGGACAAAATGAAAGCAGACATGGAAGAAATGGAAGCAAAATTAAAAGAAGCAAAAGATTCTTTTGAAAAAGCACAGTCCGAATTAGATGCTGAAAAAGAAAAAGCAGCACAAGTTGAAAATTCAATCAAAGAAGAAAAAGCAAAAAATCTTATTGCTGAAAATGTAAAGGCAGGCAAAATAAAAAATGAAGCCGCTGCAATTACAGAATGGATTGAAAAAGCAAAAGCAGATATGAAAGGAGTTCAGGCAATGCTTGATTCAATTCCTTTAAACAAGGCTGCTGAAAAATTTGAATTAAATGTCGAAAAGAAAAAAGAAGTAAGCACTGTAGCAGTTGAAATGGCAAAAATTCAAAACAAGTTGAATAAAAAATAAATCTTAAAAACTAAAATAAAAATTATGAATGGCAGAAGCCCTTATTATCAATGATACAACCTATGCAGGTGAAGCCGCATCAGCGTTTATTACAAGACCCGTTGTAGGCGCGGATTCAGTCCAGAAGGGCTGTGTGCATGTGCAAGACGGTATCAAAAAGAAATATACAATTCCAAGAATTGAAGTTTCAAATTTCATCCAAAGACGTGCCGCAACCCCAACTTCACAAGGTGCAATAACAGTTGATGGTCGTTCTTTAACTCCACAAGATTTGATGTTATATATCGAATTTAATCCAAGAGATTATGAACAACATTGGTACGCAGTACAATTAGATCCAAAACTATTAGACAGAGATTTACCGCCTACAGCAGAAGAATTTACAATGCTTCAAACAATGAAGAGATTGAATGAATTCTTTGAAAATGCATACTGGAGAAGCCGTATAGCTTTTGACCCATCAGGTGCAAATGTAAACCCAACAACTAAAGGTCAAGCTTCAACTGATTCTGTTTACTTCTATTTCGATGGTTTGATTACCAAATTATTGAATGATTCAGACACAGTACAAGTTGCAAGTCCATTGATTTTGGTTGCAGGTACAGGTGATGGCACACACGAAAATATTAGTGCAGCTTTTGAAAGAGTTTATCAAGCCGTTCCAAAAGCATTGCTTTTCAAATATGGCAATCAGGGATTGAAATTCCATGTGTCTTATGCAACTCAGCAAATCTATGAACAAGATTTATTGTTAGGTACATACAAGAATCAGGACACTACTCAAGCTGGTATCAACAGATACAAAGGTTATGATGTAGTTCCATTAGCAGGTATGACTGATAACACAATTGTAGCAACTGTTACTAACCCAGGTATAGAATCAAATCTTTGGATTGGATGCAACAGTGAACAAGATGAAACTGGTTTACAGTTAGCAAGATTGCAGGCAAATTCTGAATTATTCTTCATCAAAGGATTATTCAAAATGGATACCCAAATAGGTTTCCCTGATATGGCTGTTATCTATACAAACATTACCGCATAAAAACATTTAATGGCGCAAGAAAAAGAAGTTGTAAAAAGCGAAGCTGAAACTGCAACTGCAAAAGTTGTAGAAACGAAAGTGGAAACTGCAAAGGTTGAAGTAGGTGCTGAAAAAGTTGAAACTGTAAAAACAGAAGATACAAAAGTACCCGCAATCAAAACTGATGCTTCTATAAACATAGAAAAAGCAAAAGCAATTTTTGAAGCGATGCCACATATAACAACAATTTGGTTTGATAAGAAAGGGAATTGGAGATTTTATCCAACCCCTGATTCAAAACCAATCCATAAAGAAAAATCATAAAAATTAATGGCGCTAAATAACGTATCATTTGTTTTAGGTCAAGGCGGTTTAGGTCGTCCTTTACCGGGACAAGATTATATATCTGGATTAACATTTTACGGAAGTACTTTACCTTCTGGATGGAGTTCAATTCAGCAACGCATCTGTTACCGATTCTTTGCTAACTACTTTACAAAATAACAGATACATATTCCTTAGAAAATTTGTTGGCGTAGCAGGTTCTTATTTCAATGAAAACAGCACCGCAATTGCAACGACTTCTGACTATGCTTACATAGCAGATAATAGAACAATTCAAAAAGCAACAAGGGGAATTTATTCCAATTCTGTAACTGCACTTAATTCACCTATTACATTAAATTCTGATGGAACATTAAGTGATGAAGCAGTAGCATATTTCACAGGATTAGCTGAAGCACCTTTATCCCAAATGGTAAGGGATGGTGAATTATCAGGATTTTCTGTAACAGTTAACTCTAAACAAAACGTAGCCACAACTGGATTGATGGTTATTAACGTAAACCTTATACAAATCGCAACTGGAAGAAATATTCAAGTAAACATTGGATATAGCGTAACAGTTTAAAAACAAAAATATGAATGCCAACACCGCTTATAAATGGAATAAATTATTCATGGGCAAATGTAAAATTGAACTTATTTGGAGTTCCTGTAATTGGAATTACTGAAATAGAATACAGCCGCAAGATGAAAAAAGAAAATAATTATGGATTCGGACAGGATGCAATCAGTCGTGGATATGGAAACATAGAAAACGAAGGAACAATTTCTATCTATTGGGAAGAATGGAGAAAAATAATTGCAGCAGCACCGTCCTTTGACCCAATGTATATTAAGCCTTTCGATATTCAAGTATTGTTTGGTCAATCAGGGTTGAATTTTGCACAAGACACTTTGCGTTCTTGTGAATTTGCAGAAGACCCTTTTTCAGTAAAACAAGGAGATACAAAATTTATCATAAGGCTTCCTATAATCATAGGTTTAATAGAACATACCACTCCGTAATAATTCTTTTTTCAATATTTAAAAAATAAAATGACAAAAAAAGAAACACAGGTAAAAAAAGAAAAAGAAGAAGCACAAGCAAAAGCAGACGAATTATCAATCCAATTGAATGTAAAAGTTCACCCAATCATATTCCAAGAAAATGCAGATTCAGAACTAATTGTAGGTTTTATAAAAGAACCTTCAAGGATGGTAAAATTAGCAGTATTGGATAAATCAGTTATGGGTGGATTTTCAGCAGCAGCAGAAATGTTAGAAATAGTTTTATTGAAAGAACATTCCGACCCAAGAATTTATTCTGAACGTTCGGAAGATGACAAAATTTATTTAGGCGCTGTTATGGCAGCTTATGACCTTGTAAAATTTTCAGTAAATACACTTAAAAAAAAATAGAACAATATAAAATAGATGATGAAAGCAGTGATGAAAGTCGAATGGCGGCAATTATCCACTGCGTTTTTCATATAGACCCAGACACACTTTCAGAAGATGAATTTGCAAAATTATGGGGTCGTGCAAAATACTTCACTTCATTAGCTTATCAAGTAAGCTGGAATGGATAAAGCAGCATTTAAGCTGCTTTTTTTTGTTTACAAAAACAATATTTAAAAAATAAAAATTATAATGCCCGAAGTTGTCTATACCCTTTCTTTAAAAGACCAGTTAACCAATAAACTTCAAGATGCAGATGGTAAAGCTAAACACCTTGAAGGCACAATGGGTCACTTGGAACACAAAATAATAAGTGTTGCAGAAGCATTTGGTGTTTCATTTTCTTTATGGAAAGGAATTGAATTTATTCAATCTTCAACTAAGGAATATGAAAAATTAATTGCAGCACAATCCCAGGTTGAAGCCGGATTAAAATCAACTGGATATGCAGCAGGATTAACGTCGAAAGAATTAGATGAATCAGCAGAAAAAATTAGGCAAACTGTTGATTTTACAAAAGACCAGATTGTTGATTTACAAGCACAGTTATTAACCTTCCCTGCAATTACAAAAAATAATTTTGATAAAGCTTCTATGGCAGTATTAGACATGAGTGCAAGAACGCATCATTCAGTAGATGAACTTTCAATCATGTTAGGAAAAGCAATGCAAGACCCAATCAGGGGAATGACTGCATTGCGTAGGGTAGGTGTGAATTTTTCCGAAGACCAAGTAAAAATCGCAAAACATTTATTTGAAACAGGCCAAGCTGCACAAGTTCAAACTATGATTTTAAATGAATTAACCAGAGAATATGGTGGTTCAGCAAAAGCAGCTTTTGAAGCAAACCCTTTGGCACAATGGAATGTAGCAGTTGAAACTTTGAAAGATGGAATTGGTAGTTTGGCAACACAGTTATTGAAAGAATTAACACCAACATTAATTGAATTGACCAACGATTTAAAAATACTTGTTGGGTGGATCAGAGATAACTGGATAATGCTAAAAACCATTGTAAAAACTTTAGGTGAAGCATGGGTTGCATTTAAAGTAATTAGTGGCGCTTCTGCAATTTGGGAAGCAGTTCAGGTTGCTACTGCCGGTGCTACAATATCAGTTGAAAGTTTTGGGGTTGCATTAGGTGCAACATTGGGGCCTATTGGATTAGTTGCTGTTGCACTTACAGGATTGATTGGTTTGTTTAATGAAACAAATGCCTTACAAGAACAATTTCAAAAAGTTCGAGACGATAATAATAAATCACTCGATAAACAAGAAGATGATTCCATAGATATGGCTGCAAAGTCATTAATGAAACAAAATAGCAAATTGAGTTTACAAGCAGCACATTTAAAAGCAGCAAAGCTTGAAATTTCTTCTTTGCAAAGTTCGATTGATGAACAAACAAAAATAGTTGACCCAAGAAATGCTGTTTGTCATTCCAAAGCAGAACGATTAGATGCAACAAGGCAATTGAATGTACTTAATGAAGATATGAAAGCAGCAAGGGATTATGCTAATTCACCTTCTGATATTTCAATTAAAACAACAAAAACTAATTC